CTACCAGTTGAAATAGATCAGTTCCCCTACCTCCTTGCCTTGCGCCCCTCCAACCGTATGCCGGAAAGGGACAGCCTTCAGGCGCAGGCCAGCGAACGCCTTGCGAATGTCTGGGTGATCGTTGATTGAGATCACCATACGCCCTTTCACCGTCCGGGCTAGGTCTGCCATAGCGTGGTACTGCTCCAGCGGGAACACCCCTGGCGCATACCCACTAGTCTGCCAGTAGGGTGGGTCGAGATAGAAAAGCGTCTGCTCCCGGTCATAGCGCCGAATGCAAGCCTGCCAGTCCAGATGCTCGATCGTCGTCCTTGCCAGCCGCAGATGAGCCTCGCTGAGCTTTTCCTCAATGCGTAACAGATTGAGCTTCGGTGGCGTGGTAGCCGCAGTGCCGAATGTCCTTCCCGTCGGCTTTGCGCCAAAGCAGAGCTGCTGCAAGTAGAAGAACCTAGCTGCCCGCTGGATATCCGTCAGGGTCTGGGGAATCTGCATGTTCGCCCACTCGAACATCTTGCGGCTGACCAGTGACCACTTGAAGTGCCGGACAAGCTCCTCGAGATGATGTGCAACGACCCGGTAGAGGTTCACCACCTCACCGTCGAAATCGTTGATCACCTCGACCTTGCTTGGCTCCTTCATGAAGAAGATGGCAGCCCCACCGCAGAAGGGCTCAACGTAGCACTCATGCTCAGGGAACTCCGGCAGAATGTGCTTGGCCATGCGGCGCTTGCCGCCCATCCATGGAACGATAGGTGTAGACATAAGTGATCCTTGTGATTGCCTTGGGTTTTGCTTAGGCTTCACACCCCCTGCGCAGAGGGGCGAGGCCTTGGTTGGATCACTCGGCATGCTCGAGTGCTTCGACGGCGCGCCCGTGTTGGCGCACAGGCGCGTCGCCTCGTTTCTGCGCAGGGGACTTACTTCACCCCCGGCGCGTCGAATGGCGCGAACCTCACGACCTCTTCCCCGATCAGCTCATTGACCTGCTGCAGGCGCGCCTGCATTGGCTCGAGTTCCAGGCTGGCCCAGACCGCTGCCGCGTCGCTGATGGATCCGAACCCACCAGCGTTCTGCGGCACCACCCCCATCAGCTGCGGATAGACCCGTAGGCCGGCGAGCTGGTCGTCGCGGCTGATGTTCTTGATCGAGCCGAACTCGTCCTTGGCCGCCACCTCGCTGACCGGGATCAGTTGGATCCCCTCCTTCTTCCCGTTCGGCGCGTAGACGAACAGGTTGCGGAAATTGCCAGGCCCCTTCGCAGTCTTCAGCGCCGTGCGCAGCGCGTCGATGTCTTCCTCGTTCTGTGCGGCGTCGGTCATGTAGAGGATGAAGCCGGCGTGGCTCCCGTTGTTGTAGTACTTACGCCGGAACAGCGTGGCCGACTCGTTCAGCAGGGCGCTCTGCAGGGCGCAGAACCACTCCGGCACTCCGTAGATTTCCTGATTGATGTCGGCCTCGCGCAGCTGGATCACGCTGCCCTTCTCGAATTCGTGCTCATCCGTCCAGCTGCGCACCTGGTAGAACGTCTCCAGATCGGTGCCGCGGCGCATGTACTTGGCCAGCGGCGCCTGCAGCGGCATCCGCGTACCCAGGCGAGAACGAGGCTGCTCGAGGTATGCCGAGCCGAATGTCAGCCAGTCCAGGGAGAACTGCTCGAACGTCGCCCGGCTGAGCAGGCGGTGCGGGATGAAGGTCTTGGCCAGCATGTTGCGCTTGAACTTCAGGCCCGACTGCAGGTAAACGCTCGACCCCACCGACTTGGCCAGCCCCTCCATGGACAGCGGCGGCTCGTACCACCGCCCGTTCGACCAGCACTCGAGATAGTCGAGGATGCCCCGGCCGTCGAGCACCGGCATCGGGTCACCGAAGGTGAAGGCCTCGGCACGGCCACCCTGGCGCGGGATGAACTCGCCTTCCTGGGCGGACTGGACTGTAACTGGCTGCTGGCGGCGGTGGCTGCGACGTTTGCTCATCCGAAAATCTCCATGCGGCCGGTATTCGCGGGGGTCTGCCCCTCGAGCGGCTCGTTCTGCAATGCGTGGAATAGCGCCCAGGCCAGATCGGCGTGGCCGGTGTTGTCGTTGCGGCCGGCGGTATAGGTGAACTGGCGCCCACCGGCCGTGATGGTCTTGCGGATAGCCATCAGCGCCTGGGCCAGGTCGGTCCAGCCGGCGTCGAATTCGAGGCGGCCGTTCTTGATCACTGACCAGGCCTTCATGACCAACTGCGTCTTCACCTCGGGCGAGTAGCTGAAGGTGCGCACCCCCGGGAAGAACTGGCGCACCAGCTGCGCGACGCCAGAGCCCATGCCGGTGGTGTCGACGCCGATGTAGGTGACCCAGTAGCGCTGGGTCACCTTGCGGATGAACTCGGCCTGTTCGGCGAAGTCCTTGCCGCGGAATTGATGGCGCTCCAGCACGCGGAACTTGCCGCCCGGTACCGCCGGCGGCGCCACTACCACCAGACCCGCGGTGTCGCCCGTCTCGGCGGGGTCATAGCCCAGCCACACCTGGCGATCACCGAACGGCCGCGGCGCGAACGGCTTGTAGTCCTCCGACCACAGGTCCCAGCTATCGACCATGCACGGCTGCAGCATGGTCAGCGGGAAAATGCTCGCGCCGTCGTCGACGAACTGGCACATCAGCAGGTTCTGGAAAGCCTCGGCGTCGTACTCGAGACGCAGCTCGTCGATGTCGAACAGGTCGCAGCCACGGGCCTCGGCATCGAGGATGGTGACGATCTGGCGCCAGATGCGGTCCTCGCACAGCCGCCCTTGCTGCAGGGCGTCATGACTTACGTCGATCTTGATGCGATCGGCGGCCGGCTTGCCCTTGTTGAAGCGCTCGCCAGTCCAGAATGTGTAGGCCTCATGCGCCATCGAGCTGGGCGTCGAGAAATAGGTCCGGCGGTAGCGCTTCTGCATCGCCATACCGCTGGCGACCTTGTTCAGTTCCTTGAACTTGAACGTCCAGAAGAACTCGTCGAAGTAGAAGTTACCGTGGTAGCCCTGGGCAGTCCGCGCGTTGGTACCGAGGAAGTGCAGTTCCGCGCCGTTCGGCAGGATGATCGGGTCGCCCTTCAGTTCGACACCTACCGCATCGCGCGCGAAGGCCTGGATATACGCCTTGAAGATGTGCGCCTGGGCCTTGCTGGCCGACAGGAATATCTGGTTGCGCCCGGTTTCCAGCGCGTCGATCAGCGCCTCGCGGGCGAAGTAGAACGTGGCGCCGATCTGCCGCGACTTGAGAATCACGCGGGTTCGCTGATTGCCCGCGCGGTACCAGTCTTTCTGGTAGTCGAAGCAACCGTCGAGGAAGGCCTCGACCAGTTTCTCGGTCAGTTCCTCGCTGATGTCGTTGCGCTTCGGTTTGCGCTTGGGACCTTCGTTACGCTTGGCAAGCTCGGGGTTCAGGTCGGTTTCCGTACCACCGCCCTGGTAGCGCTGGATCCGCGCCTGGCGCTCAAGCTGCCGATGCAGCAGGTCGATTTCCTTGTAGTCACCGCCGGTCTTGCCGTCCTTCAGGATCAACTGAACCAACCGGGCTTCCAGGGCGCCCCCGATCCGTTCTACGCTGTCGGCCCGATCCCATCCGTCGCGGTCCTTCCATGAGTGAAGGGTCTTGTCCTTCTCGCCCAGGTGATCGGCGATGTCGCAGACACGCCACCCCATCCAGTACAGGAATTTGGCCTGGCGGCGGTTGTCACGGATGGGAATTTCGACGGCAGCGTTCATGGCGCAGATGCTGCCGCCCACCCTCGCCCCTCAGTAGCGCCGCCCCTTGTAGCTCCGCGCCCTACAATCCCGCTTGATTGCTGGGCCGCGCGCGCGTCCCGAACATGCCCCTCATTGCCATGCACCCCGCATCAGCCGCATTGAGGACTCCCGGCATGAAGAAATTCCGCAGCAAATGGTTCCGCATCGCCGTCGAAGGGGCGACCACGGACGGCCGCAACATCGAGCGCGACTGGATCGAGCAGATGGCCGCGCAGTACGACCCGAACACCTACGGCGCGCGGATCAACTGCGAGCACATCAAGTGGGCCTGGCCGGCTGGTGAGTTCGGCGCCTATGGCGACGTGCTGGCGTGCAAGGCGGAAGAGATCGACATCAACGGGCAGAAGAAGCTCGCCCTCTTCGCCCAACTGGAGCCCAACCAGGCGCTGCTGGAACTGAACAAGCAGCGGCAGAAGGTCTACACCTCGGTCGAGATCGATCCCAAGTTCGCCGACACCGGCAAGGCCTACTTGGTCGGCCTGGCCATCACCGACTCACCCGCCAGCCTGGGCACCGAGGCGCTGTCCTTCAGCGCCAAGAACGGGACCCTCGCCAGCCGCAAGACCAACCCCGACACCCTATTCAGCGCTGCCGAAGAGGGCACACTCGAATTCGAGGAATACGAGGACAAACCCTCGGTCGGCGCAGCGCTGTTCACCAAGGTCAAGGAACTGCTCAAGGGCAAGGAAGCCCGCACCCAAGCCGAGTTCGGCCAGGTCGGCGAGGCCGTCGAAGCGATCGCCGAGCACAGCCGCGACCTTGGCGAGCAACTCGGCGAGCAGAAGAAGCAGACCCAGCAACTGGCCAGCCAGTTGGACAAGGTCACCAAGGAACTGGCAGACCTCAAGAGCACCCTCGATAGCACCCGGGACCACAGCCAACAGCAGCGGCCCCCGGTCACCGGTGGCGGCAGTGTCGCCCTGACCGACTGCTAACCGTCCCCCGCCCCGGTATCCAAAGGAAAAGCACCATGCGCAACGAAACCCGCAAACAGTTTGACGCCTACCTGGCGCAGCTCGCCAAGCTCAACGGCGTGAACTCCGCCGTCCAGACCTTCGCCGTCGAGCCGAGTGTCCAGCAGAAGCTGGAGCAACGTATTCAGGAGTCCAGCGAGTTCCTGAAGCAGATCAACGTCTACGGCGTCGACGAACTGCAAGGCGAGAAGATCGGCATCGGCGTCAGCGGCACCATCGCCAGCCGTACCGATACTACTGGCGACGGTGTACGCAAGCCACGCGACGTGTCCGCGCTCGACAACCAGCGCTACGAGTGCAAGCACACCGATTTCGACACCGCCATCACCTACGCCATGCTCGACGCCTGGGCCAAGTTCCCGGAGTTCCAGGCCCTGCTGCGCGACGCGATCCTCAAGCGCCAGGCCCTCGACCGCCTGATGATCGGCTTCAACGGCACCAGCGCCGCGGCTACCACCAACCGCGCCGCCAACCCGCTGTTGCAGGACGTGAACATTGGCTGGTTCCAGCAGTACCGCAACAACGCTCCGGCACGGGTACTGAAGGAAGGGAAGACCGCCGGCAAGGTGGTAGTCGGCAACGGCGCCGACGCCGACTACAAGAACCTCGACGCCCTGGTGTTCGACGTGGTCAGCAGCCTGATCGATCCCTGGCACCGCCGCGACCCGGGCCTGGTAGTGATCCTCGGCCGCGAGCTGGTCCACGACAAGTACTTCCCGATGGTGAACAAGGACCAGCCGGCAACCGAGAAGATCGCCACCGACCTCATCCTGTCGCAGAAGCGCATGGGCGGCCTGCCGCCGGTGGAAGTGCCCTACGTGCCCGAGAAGGGCCTCATGGTCACCACCCTGAAGAACCTGTCGCTCTACTGGCAGATCGGCGGTCGCCGCCGTTACCTGAAGGAGGTACCGGAGAAGAACCGCATCGAGAACTACGAGTCCAGCAACGACGCCTACGTCGTCGAGGACTACGGCCTCGGCTGCCTGGTCGAGAACATCGAAGTCGCGGAGTAGATGACATGGCCTTCAGTCCCGCCAAGGCGCACTTCCTGCGCGTGACCGCCGCTCAAGAGGCGGCGGCCACTGCCCCGCACCAGGGCATGGAAGGCGCGAACGCCTATGAGCTGCAGCTCGCCCAGCTGTATCAGGATCGCAGCCGCCTGAAGAACATCCAATCCGGCGAAGGCAAGGCAGCGCTCAAGGTCGAGCTGCTGCCTGCCTACCAGCCGTACATTTCCGGCGTGCTGCAGGCCGGCAAGGGCGCCCAGGACGAGGTGATCACCACCGTCATGCTCTGGCGCATCGATGCCGGCGATTACGCCGGCGCCCTGGACATCGCCGACTACGTCCTCGCACACGACCTGGTCATGCCCGACCGCTTCGCGCGTACCGCCGGCTGCGTCATCGCCGAAGAGATCGCCGAGGCCGCGCTCAAGGCACAGAAGACCGGCGGTAGCTTCGACCTTGCGACCTTGCATCGCACCCTCCTGCTCACCGACCAGGCCGACATGCCCGACGAAGCCCGCGCGAAACTCTACCTCGCCGCCGGCCATGCCACCCTGGAAGGCCTTTCTGTGGAGAGCCCCGGTCAACCCGGGCAGGTGCAAGCCGGCATCGATCTGCTCAAGCGCGCGATCCAGCTGCACGACAAGTGCGGCGGGAAGAAGGATTTGGAGGCCGCAGAACGGCTCCAGAAGAAACTGACCGCCTCTGGCGGTTGACCGAGCGTACCCCGCGCACCGCCGGCTCGGGGCCGATCTGCCAGGTCCTCTCCTTCCTGAGCAGTGACGCCCCGACCACCGGCGACCTCAAGCGAGCAGCAGCATGAGCGGATTCATCGCCAACGGCCCGGTCCCGAGCGGGCACATCAACAGCGATCCCTTCTGGCCCACCATCGAGCTCGAGCATGTGCGGGAGAACCTGCGCATCGACTCCAGCGTCGACCCGGCGCGCCTCGAAGTCGCGGTCATTGCCGCGGTGATCAGCGTCAACCGCGAGCTGCGGACCTGGCGCCTTGAGAAGACCGCGGCCGGCTATGCCGAACTCGCCGAAGTGCCGTCCGACAAGGTCCGGGACACCTCCGAACTGGTGCAGCTGTATCTGCGCGCAGTGCAGTCTGCCACCGCCGCCGAAGTGGCCGAGCGCTACCGCTGGTACGACACCACCACCAGCGGCAACGACAAGGCCCAGGACATCGCAACCACCATCGACGACTACCGCCGCGACCAGCGCTGGGCGATCCGCGACTTTCTCAAGCGTCCCCGCACGACGGTGGAGCTGATCTGATGAACGAGCCAAAGATCATCGACTGGAACGAAATTTCCCGTTTGGGGCTTCTGGAACGCATCAACCGGGAAATCATGCACCCGCTCGGCTATGCCGTGTGCCGCGAGGTAGAAACCGGCCGCTCCCCAGGCGCGCTCGTCTCGGACGACGGACCGTTCGTTTATCCCGATCAGCTCAAGCACCAGGAGTGCAACTAATGGCCACCGTGATCGCCAACCAGAGCGACACCGTCGAAGCCATCTGCTGGCGGTACTACGGCCGCACCGCCGGCGTGACCGAGGCGGTCCTTGAGGCGAACCGCGGCCTGGCCGACCACGGCCCCACCCTCCCCCCAGGCCTCAAGGTCACCATGCCGGACATTCCGACAGCCGCCCCGGAACGGCAGATGGTGAACCTATGGGACTGACCACTTTGCAAGGAACCACCCCGCATGGCTGACCTCACCACCACCGCCACGGCCGGCGCCATCATGGGCCTCGGCCTGGGCGTAACCCTTCCGGTCGACGGCGGCATGCTGTTCGGCGCCCTGCTCGGCGCCTGGCTGGCCACCGGCACGAAGCAGGACCTGAAGGCCTGGTCGCGCCTGCTGTCGCTGATCCTGCCGACCTGCGTCGGCTACCTGTTCGCCGATGTCGCCCTCGCCCGTGTGCCCTGGCTGACCAACCTGGCCTTCTCTGCCTTCGTCTGCGCCCTGGTGGTCATTCCTCTCAGCCTCAAGGCGGTCGCCTGGGTCGACAAGGTCGACTTCGACGACCTCTGGCGCCGCATCCGAGGAGGTCGCTGACATGCTCATGACTACCGTTCCATTGATCGCCGCCCTGGCCTACATCGCCGCCGCGCTGCGCCTGGTCTGCTACCAGCGCTGCGGCGCCCGCTTCCGCCGCAGCGTCTCGTTGCTCGCCAGCCTGCTCGGCGCATCCATGGCCATCTGCGGCCTGGAAATCCTGCTCTACCGCCCACCGGTCAGTATCTGGCACGCCATCGTCGCCGCCCTGCTGTGCCTGCTGATCTTCCGTTCCCGCGGCAACGTCGCCGCCCTGCTGAGGCCATCCGCATGACCCTTCGATATGGTGATCGTTCTCAAGAGGTCCGCCAGCTTCAGCGTCGACTGAACACCTGGGCCGGCGCCAACCTCTACGAGGACGGCCACTTCGGCGCCGCCACCGAGGATGTGGTGCGCGCCTTCCAGCGCTCGCATGGCCTGGTCGCCGATGGCATCGCCGGCCCGAAGACCCTGGCCGCCCTCGGCGGCGCTGACTGCTCGCACCTGCTGCAGAACGCCGACCTCGTCGCCGCTGGAGCTCGCCTCGGCCTACCGCTGGCGACGATCTATGCGGTCAACCAGGTCGAGTCGAACGGCCAGGGGTTTCTGGGCAACGGCAAGCCGGCAATACTGTTCGAACGCCACATCATGTACCGCCGTCTCGCCGCCCACGATCAGGTCACCGCCGACCAGTTAGCCGCACAGTTCCCCGCGCTGGTGAATCCTCGCCCGGGCGGCTATGCCGGCGGAACCGCCGAGCACCAGCGCCTGGCGAACGCTCGCCAGATCGACGATACCGCCGCCCTGGAGTCGGCTAGTTGGGGCGCCTTCCAGATCATGGGTTTCCACTGGCAACGCCTGGGCTACGTCAGCGTGCAGGCCTTCGCCGAGGCCATGGGGCGCAGCGAGTCAGCCCAGTTCGAAGCGTTCGTCCGCTTCATCGACACCGACCCGGCGCTACACAAGGCGCTGAAGGCTCGCAAATGGGCCGACTTCGCCCGCCTCTACAACGGCCCCGACTACAAGCGGAACCTCTACGACACCAAGCTCGCGCGGGCCTACGAGCAACACGCCAACTGCGCCGAGGCCAGCACGTGAGCCTTCTGCGCCAGGTGTTGTACAGCGCCGCCCTGCTCGGTGCCCTCGGCTTGCTCCTGTGGGTACAGCAGCAGCGCATCGACCTGGCGCAGGCCCGCCTGGCCCAGGCCGAGTTGGCGAGGAAAGCCAGCGACGCCCAGCTTTCCCGCCAGGCCGGCACCATCACGGCCCTCGAGGCCGCCCTTTCCCGCGAGCGCCAGGCCCAGGCCGACCTAGACCAACAGCGGCAGCAGCTGCGCCAGGCGCTGGCCATCCGCGAACGCTTGATCGAGGACCTGAAACGTGACGATGAACCCTATCGCCAGTGGGCTGACCAGCCTCTGCCTGATGCTGCTCGCCGGCTGCAACAGCGCCCCGCTATCACCGGAGCGGCCGCTTATCATCAGTGGCTGTCCCGCCGTGACGCCCTGCAGCCTGGAGTCAGCGGCACCGAAGGACAACGGCGGCCTACAGACTGAAGTCGAGCGTATCGGCCTGGCCTGGGCCGAATGCGCCGCGAAGGTCGACATGATCATCCGCACCCAAGGGGCTGCTACCCATGAACAAGCCCGATAGTCTGAAGGCACATCTGCTCGCCGCCGTGCCGGAACTCAGGAACAACGGCGACCGCCTGGTGATATTCATCGACAACGGCAGGGTCCGCAGCACCTCGGCCGAGAGCCTGTCCTTCGAATACGCGTATGACCTGCAGGTGATCCTTACCGACTTCGCCGGGCACCCCGACAGCGTGTTTCTGCCGCTGCTCGGCTGGCTGCTGGTGAACCAGTCGGAGCTGCTGGCCAACCTCACCAAGGTGCAGGACGGCATCACCTTCGAGGCCGACATGCTCGACCGCAGCAAGGTCGACCTCGGTATCGTTCTGCCGCTGACCGAGCGTGTCGTCGTCAAGCGCCGCGAGGATGGCCGCTACGACGTGAGTCACCCGGAAGAGCCCCAGCTCACCGAGGCCATCGAGGTCGATGGGCCGATGCAGATGCTCGCCAACGGCGAGCTGCTGGCCGAGTGGACACCGCCGAAGCCCACCGAGGCCGTCATGCTCGAGACACCGCAGATCAGGCGACCGGCCAATGGCTGACAGCCTCCAGGTTCTGGAAGACTGGGCGGGGCCGATTCTCCGAGCCCTCGAGCCAGGCCCTCGTGCTGCCCTCGCCCGTTCGCTGGCCCGCGATCTACGGCGCAGCCAACAGACGCGCGTGATGGCACAGCGCAACCCCGACGGCAGCGCCTACGAGCCTCGCAAGAAACGCGAACTGCGCGGCAAGCAGGGCCGTATTCGGCGCAAGATCAAGATGTTCCAGAAGCTGCGCACGGTGCGCTATCTGCGCGCCAAGGGCGACGCCCAGGCGATCACGGTTTCCTTCGCCGGCCGGGTCACGCGGATCGCGCGAGTCCACCAGTACGGGCTGAAGGATCGCGCCGAGCGTGGCGCCCCAGAGGTCCGTTATGCACAGCGGCGTCTACTCGGTTTCACCGAAGCCGACCTTGAGATGATCCGTGAGGGGCTGCTCGCTCACATTCCAGCCTGAGCATGTACGCGTGGCCGCTACAAACGCCGCTGGCTGCCTCCCGCGCGCGCGTCGCCCACTATCGGCGGCATGAACGACTTCGCCGCCCTCTCCCGCATGATCGAGAACCTGATCCGCCTCGGCACCATCGCCGCGGTGGACCATGCCGCGCAGCGCGTCCGTGTGTTGACCGGTGACCTGCTGACCGGCTGGCTGCCCTGGGCATCGCCGCGGGCCGGCGCCGACCGGGAATGGAACGCCCCCACCCTGAACGAGCAGGTACTGCTCTTCAGCCCATCCGGGCAGACCGCCAATGGCGTGGTCCTGACCGGCTTGTTCAGTGACCTGATCCCGCCCAACGGCGACCGCGACGCCCTGCATCGCACCACCTACCGCGACGGCGCGGTGATCGAGTACGACAGCGCCGCCCACCACCTGCTCGCAGTTCTTCCCGCCGGCGGTACCACCGAGCTCATCAGCGACGGCGGCATCCGCATCGTCGGCGACATCACCCACCAGGGCGACTACATCCAGACCGGCAACCAGACCGTCACCGGCAAAGTCACCGTGAGCGACGACGTGATCGCCAAGGGCATCAGCCTGGTCGGTCATACCCACGGCGGCGTCATGCCGGGCGGCGCTACGACGGGGAAACCGCAATGAACGCCCATACCGGCGGCGCCATCGACCGCTTGGCACACATCCGCCAGTCGATCGCCGACATCCTCACCACTCGCATCGGTACCCGCGTCATGCGACGCGAATACGGCAGCCAGTTGCCGGAGCTGATCGATGCTCCGTTCAACGACACCACCCGCCTGCAGGTCTATGCCGCCACCGCCATGGCCCTCATGCGCTGGGAACCGCGCATCCGCCTGAGCCGTGTCCAGATCACCGGTCAGAACCTGGCCGGCCAGGTGCTCATGGAGATTGACGCCACCCTGGTGGACAGCAACGAGCCGCACAACCTGAGCATCCCCCTGCAGATGGGCGCCAGCGCATGACAACGAACTTCGTCGCCATCGACCTCAGCCAGTTGCCACCACCACACGCGGTGGAGCAACTGGACTACGAGCAGATACTCGCCGAGCGCAAGGCCTACGCCATCAGCCTCTGGCCGGAGGATCAGCAGGCGGAAATCACCGCCCGCCTCGCCCTGGAGTCCGAACCGCTGACCAAGCTGCTCGAGGAAAACGCGTACCGCGAAATGCTCTGGCGCCAGCGGGTCAACGAGGCGGCTCTCGCCAACATGCTGGCCAGCGCCCAGGGCGCCGATCTCGACCAGCTCGCCGCGAACTACAACGTCAAGCGCCTGGTCATCCAGCCCGGAGATCCGTCGAAGGTGCCGCCCGTGCCGGAACTGCTGGAGTCCGACGACAGCCTGCGCGAGCGGGCGCAGATGGCCTGGGAAGGCCTCAGCACCGCGGGACCGCGTAACAGCTACATCTTCCACGCCCGCGCCGCTGACGGCCGCGTCGGCGATGCCTCGGCCGTCAGCCCCTCGCCCGCAGTTGCAGTGATCACCGTGCAGTCGGCCATCGGTAACGGCACCGCGCCAGCAGAGCTGCTGGCCGTCGTAGAGCGCTATCTCTCAGACGAAGATCGCCGCCCAGTCGCCGACCGACTGATCGTCCAGAGCGCCGAAGTCATCGAGTACAGCATCAGCGCATCGCTGTTTCTTACGACCATCGGCCCCGAAGCCGAGCCGATCCAGGCCGCCGCCCGCGCGCAGCTCGAGGCCTATGTCTTTCAACGACGGCGGTTGGGGATGGAAGTATCAGAGTCGGCGATCCATGCCGCGCTGCACGTCGAAGGGGTTCGTAAAGTCGAACTCGCCGGCTGGGCAGACATCGCCGCCACTGCAAGCCAGGCGCCGTACTGCACGAACATCACGCTCACTATCGGTACCGAGCCATGACCGCGGTGCCACTGCTACCTCGCAACGCCTCAGAGCTCGAACGCCTGGCAGCCCGGGCGCTGGCGGAGATACAGCGGGTACCGATCCCGCTGCGCACGCTCTGCAACCCTGATACCTGCCCTGCGAATCTGCTGCCGTACCTCGCGTGGGCGTTTTCCGTTGACCGCTGGAGCAGCGCGTGGCCTGAATCGGCACGCCGCGGCGCCATCCGCTCGGCATTCTTCATCCATTCGCGCAAGGGCACGATCGGCGCCTTGCGCCGCGTAGTTGAACCACTGGGGTATCTGATCGAGGTCCGTGAGTGGTGGCAGCAGGCGCCGGCCGGCATCCCCGGAACCTTCGAACTGCTGGTCGGCGTACTCGAAACCGGTATTACCGAAGAGATGTACGAGGAACTGACCTGGCTGATCGACGACGCCAAGCCTTTGACCCGGCACCTCGTCGGCCTCGCCATCAGCCTTGAGAGCACCGGCAGCGTGCGCCTGGGTGCAGCCGTCTACGACGGCGACGAAATCGACGTTTATCCCCCGAGCCCCCGCGACATCGAAGTCACCGGCACCATCGGCCGGGGCGGTCGCGATCACACCATCGATACCCTGGATGTGTACCCATGATCGATCAGAATTCACAGTTCTTCGCCATCCTGACCAACATCGGCGCGGCCAAGCAGGCCAACGCCGATGCGCTGGGCATCCCATGGAAGATTACCCAGATGGGCGTGGGTGACGCGGGCGGCACCGACCCGATTCCGTCCCCCACCCAGACCGCGCTGGTCAACGAGCGACGCCGGGCGCCGCTCAACCAGTTGAAGGTGGATCCGCAGAATGCGGCGGTGATCATCGCCGAACAGATCATCCCGGAGAACGTCGGCGGCTGGTGGATCCGTGAAATCGGGCTCTACGATGCCGACAACGACCTTGTCGCGGTCGCAAACTGCGCGCCCAGCTTCAAACCATTGCTGAATCAGGGGTCGGGACGCACACAGGTTGTGCGCATGAACCTGATCGTCAGCAACTCCGCCAACGTCGAGTTGAAAATCGATCCTGCAGTGGTGCTTGCCACGCGCGCCTATGTACTCGACCAGTTGAAGAGCTACGCCCCGCTCTTCTCACCGGCATTCAGCGGAGCACCAACAGCCCCCACCCCACCACTGTTCGCACACGACCAGAAGCTTGCGACGACCGAGTACGTCAGAATGGCCCTGGGTAGCGCCGCGCGCGCAATCTCATACACCGGCAATACGGTGCTGGATGAACCGGTAATCGGTTCGATCCTCGTCGCGGGCTCGCATGACCGCGATTTCACATGGACCACGCCGAACCTGTCTGTTCTTCCAACTGGCGCGTCGTTCCACATCGTCAACATCAGCGGTTCGACACTGACGCTGGTCCAGCGTACCGCAGCGGATCACTACATCAGCGCGGACGACCCGTCCGGCGTCGCAATCTCGTACACGATACCGAACAATGTCACCGCAACTATCTCGAAGTACCAGCCAGGCCTTTGGCTGATCAGCCACGTGTCACGCCCGACCGCTGCGCTGAAGAGCCTCGTGGATGGGCTGATCGACGGAACGAAGCCCGCAGGGAAAGCCGTGCAACTCGCGAACTCTCGCAAGCTCACGCTGAGTGGCCAGGCCAGCGGCAGCGTTCAGTTCGATGGCTCGAGCGACGTAACGATCGACGTCCGGCTCGCCGATAACCTCGTCCTGACGGGCTCCCCCAGCGCACCGACGCCGGCGGCGTTCGATAGGGATTCGTCGATCGCCACGACCGAATATGTGCGTGCCGCTCTCGGTAGCATGGCCGGCGCAGCGGTGCTGACGGGCGATGCTATCCTCGACGCCCCCCTCGTCGGCCTGACTGTGGTGGCCGGCGCACATAACCGAGAATCGACGTGGACGACGCCGCAGCTTTCGGCGCTCCCACAAGGCGCCTCGCTGCGCTTGGTCAACCTGAGCGGCTTCACCGTAACGCTGGTGCAACGCTCGACAACCGACCGCTTCATCAGCGCAACCGACCCATCCGGGACTGCTACCACCTACATCATCCCCAACGGCACGTCGATTTCCCTCACGAAATACCAGGCGTCGATGTGGCTTATCGAAGCCACCCCGGCATTCCCCGCGCTGCGCTCGTCGCCGGGCTATCAGAAGCTGCCGAGCGGCCTGATTCTGCAGTTCGGCAGCGTCAGCATTCCGCCCGGCACCGGCGAAAGCACCGGATGGGCCACGCTACCCATCGCGTTCCCGAATGGTCCATTGACCGTCGTGCCGTCGCTGCAATACGGCGGGACCAGTTCGAGCTGGTACGGGTTCAGCGTCTGGTCAGGAAGCATTACGCCCACGGCGATCGCCTGCTCACTGAACAGCGGTTCGACGCCGCGCGAGGTGGCCGGCGCCGTGAACTACGTTGCAATCGGATACTGAGGACAGAACATGGCGCACTTCTTCGGCGCAGATCCCGTCGCTTTCTACGACACAGCGATCAACACCGACATCCCCGACGATGCCGTAGAGATCACCGCAGACGAGCACGCCGCTCTGCTCGCGGCCCAGGCGCGCGGCAAGCGCATCGCCGCCGGCAAAGACGGTCGGCCGATCCTGCTGGACCCACCTGCACCCACGCGGGACGAACTGGAGAGCTTCGAGCGCATCTGGCGCGACGCACGGTTACGCGAAACAGACCCACTGGTTTCCCGGCACCGCGACGAGATCGAGGCCGGGGACGTGCCCACGCTCGACGCCGAGAAATACAGCGCACTACAGACCTACCGGCGCGCACTCCGGGACTGGCCGGAAGCTGGAGAGTTTCCGCTCGCAGAACACCGGCCGAGAGCGCCGGAATGGCTGGCAGACGAACTGGCGTTCTGACATTTTGTAGAGCGCCGGACCACAAGGCGCCTCGCTCGCTGTTCCACCGCGCGCGCGGCAGCCTGTGCAGTGTCATCCAACCACTGCACAGGCACACCCAATGGCCGCTGACCAATATCATCACGGTGTCCGGGTCCAAGAGATCAACGACGGGACCCGCCCCATTCGCACCATCGCCACCGCGATCATCGGCCTGGTAGCCACCGCCGACGACGCCGACGCCACCGCCTTCCCGCTCGATACGCCGGTACTCATCACCAACGTTCAGGCCGCCATCGGTAAGGCTGGCACTAGCGGTACGCTGGCCGCCAGCCTGCAGGCGATCGCCGACCAGGCCAACGCCGCGACCGTTGTGGTGCGAGTGAAGCCGGGCGAGGATGAAGCCGCGACCAACAGCGCGGTCATCGGCGGCGTCAGCGCCGATGGCAAGTACACCGGCATGAAGGCCTTGCTTGCCGCCAAGGCCCGCTTGGGCGTGGTACCGCGCATCCTCGGCGCGCCGGGCCTGGATACCCAGCCGGTCGCTACCGCACTCATCGCCATCGCCCAGCAGTTGCGCGGCTTCGCCTACGTCTCCGCAAACGGCTGCAAGACCAAGGAAGAGGCCACCGCCTACCGCGAGAACTTCGCCGCGCGCGAAGCCATGGTGATCTGGCCGGACTTCCTGACTTGGAGCACCGTGGTCAACCAGACCGTGCCTGCGCCAGCTGTTGCCCAGGCCCTGGGCTTGCGCGCCCGGATCGATCAGGAGGTCGGTTGGCACAAGACCCTGTCGAACGTCGCCGTCAACGGCGTGACCGGCATCAGCGCCGACGTGTTCTGGGACCTGCAGAGCCCCAGCACCGACGCCAACTACCTCAACGAGAACGAGGTCACCACCCTGGTGCAGGAAGGCGGATTCCGTTTCTGGGGTTCGCGCACCTGCAGCGATGATCCGCTGTTCGCCTTCGAGAACTACACCCGCACCGCCCAAGTGCTGGCCGACACCATCGCCGAGGCGCACATGTGGGCAGTCGACAAGCCCATGCATCCGTCACTGGTGCGCGACATCCTTGAGGGCGTGAACGCCAAGTTCCGCGAGCTCAAGGGACTCGGCCTGATCATCGACGCCCAAGCCTGGTACGACCCCAACGTGAACGACAAGGACACGCTCAAGGCCGGCAAGCTGCGCATCACCTACGACTACACCCCGGTGCCGCCGCTCGAGGACCTGACCTTCTTCCAGAAGATCACCGACAGCTACCTCGTCGACTTCGCCAGCCGCGTCAACGCCTGACACCCAGCGCTCCCCGGACGGGGAGCCGACCCACCTGATTCCCGGAGAGCCCTACCATGGCCATGCCGCGCAAGCTCAAGAACATGAACCTCTTCAACGACGGCGGTAGCTACCAGGGCGTCGTGAAGTCCTGCACCCTGCCCCCGCTGGCCCGCAAGATGGAGGCCTTCCGCGGGGGCGGCATGAACGGCCCGGTCAAGGCCGACCTAGGCTTCGACGATGACGGCATCCAGTTCGAGTGGACCCTCGGCGGCCTGGATCTGACAGCCCTCAAGCAGTACGGCGCAGTCAGTGCCAGCGGCGTCATGCTGCGCTTCGCCGGCTCATTCCAGCAAGACGATACCGGCGAAGTCACGCCCGTCGAAATCGTCGTTCGCGGCCGGCACGAGACCATCGAAATGGGTGACGCCCAGCCCGGCGAAGACACCGAGCACAAGATCACCACCACCTGCAGCTACTACAAGCTCGTCGTCAACGGCGAGGAAGTCATCGAGATCGACCTGCTGAACTTCGTCGAGAAGGTCAACGGCAAGGACCTGCTCGAGGCACAGCGCAAGGCCATCGGCCTGTAATCCCTTCCCGCCGGCCCGGCCGGCGGTTTCTCTCCCCCTTGGATACCGACGCCCATGAAAACCGAACAGACTCCCGCTGACCTGCAGAGCGCTCCCGACAACGTCGTCACCCTCGACCAGCCGATCAAGCGCGGCGCCCAGTCCATCGAATCGCTCACCCTGCGCAAGCCCTCCTCTGGCGAACTGCGCGGCCTGCACCTGCTCGACCTGCTGCAATTCGATGTGGCTGCGACCATGAAAATCCTGCCACGCATCAGCCAGCCGACCATCACCGAGCCCGAGGCCGCCGGCATGGACCCGGCCGACCTGCTCGCCTGCGGCCAGGTGATCGCCGGTTTTTTGCTGCAGAAGCGGGCGAAGGCGGCAGCCTCCCTGATCGCGTAGAAAACGCCATGGCCGACCTGGCCGTGACGTTTCACTGGGCGCCGGACCATATGGACCGGCTCTCGCTCACCGAACTAATGGAATGGCGCGAACGCGCCCGGGTACGGAGTTCCGCCGATGGCGAATGACCTGCAGCTACGCGTGCTGCTCAGCGCGATCGACAGAGCCACCGCGCCCCTGCGTCGCATCATGCAAGGCAGCGACGCGACGGCCCGGGCGCTCAAGGCAACTCGCGAGCGTCTGAAGCAGCTCAACGCTCAGCAGAGCGACGTGCGCGCCTTCCGCACCCAGCGCGGCGCCCTGGAGCAGGTCAGCACCGCGCTGGCCACGCAACAGGCACGGGTGAAAGCGCTGGCCCAGCAGATGGCCGCCGCCGGCAACCCCACCCGCGCGCTCACCCGCGACTACAACCGGGCCATCCGTGAAGCCGGCTTCCTCAAGCAGCAACACCTGCAGCAGAGCCAAGCCTTGCAGCAACTGCGCACGCGCCTCAGCAACGCCGGCATCAGCACCCGCAACCTCGGCCAGCATGAGCGCGACCTGCGCGCGCAGATCCAGGCGGCCAACGGCGCTATCAACAGCCAGGCGCAGCGCTTGCGCAACCTCAGCCAGCAGCAGGAGCGCCTGACCCACGCCCGAAACACCTACAGCCGCGGCATCCAGAGCGCTGCCGCGCTGGCCGGCACCGGCATGGCGGCGCGCGCGACGGGCATGTACACCGGCGACAAGCTGCGGCAGATGCTCGGCGTGGGTTACGAGTTCGACGCAACGATGTCGGCCACCCAGGCGGTGACCCGCATCGAGCACAAGGACGATTCGCAGATGCAGGCGCTGCGGCAACAAGCCCGCACCCTGCCGCTGTCCAGCAAGTTCACCGACAAGGAAGTCGCACAGGGCCAGTACTTCCTGGGCCGCACCGGCTACAACGCGAAGCAGATCCTCGGCGCCATGCCCGGCATGCTCAACCTGGCCGCCGCAGGCGACATGGATCTCGGCGACACTGCTGATATCGCCTCGAACATCCAGACGGCGATGGGAATTCCGGCCGAGAAGATGGACCAGGTAGCCGACGTCCTGACCGCGGCGTTCACCCGAAACAACGTCGACATCCGCATGCTCGGTGAGTCGCTGAAATACTCCGCCGGCGTCGGCCGCGAGTACGGCCAGAGCCTGGAGACGGTCACCACCGCCACGGCCCTGCTCGGCAACGCCGGCGTCCAGGGCAGCATGGCCGGCACCTCGATGCGTTCGGTCCTGACCCGCCTGGGCACGTCCAAGGCGGTGGCCAAGCTGGGCGTCCAGACCAAGGACGCCAACGGCAACATGCGCGACATGCTGGACATCCTGAAGGACATCAACAAGAAGACTGCCGGCATGGGCAACGTGCAGCGCGGCGCGATCTTCAAGGACATCGCCGGGCAATACGCGGTGACCAGCTTCGGCACCCTGATGCGCGCCGTCGAAGGCGGCCAGTTCCAGACCATGCGCGAAAGCTTGAACAACTCCGAGGGCGAGGCCGCGAGGGTCGCCGCGACCCAGCTGGACAATCTCAAGGGCGACATGACCATATTGCATGCTGCCCTGGAAAACATTTCGGTCGAGCTGTTCGACAAGAACAGCCCTTGGCTGCGCGAGCTCGCCGCAGACCTCAGCCACCTGCTGCACAACGTCGGCGAGTTCCTGAAGGCCAACCCGCAGGTCAGCAAGGGCATCGTCATCACCGTCGCCGCGTTCTCGGCGCTGATGGCCACCGTCGGCAGCCTGGCCATCACCCTCGCCGGCATCCTCGGCCCGATGATCGCGGTCCGCTTCATGCTCAGCACCATCGGCATTCGCCTGCCCGGGCTGATCGGCCTGCTGAAATTGCTGTTCGCACCGATCCGCATGCTGGCCGGCCTGTTGATCGGCCCCCTGGTGACCGCCCTGCGCGTCGTGAGCATCGCGCTGTGGGGCTTGGCCGCCAACCCGGTGGTCCTGGCAATTGCCGCCGTCGTGGCGGTGCTGGCCGGCGCCGCGTACCTGATCTATCGCAACTGGGACGCCGTCAAGGCGTACCTGCTCGGGATGTGGGAAGAGATCCAGGCGGGCCTGAACGGCGGGATCGGCGGCATCATCCGCATCCTCCTCGACTTCAACCCACTCGGCCTGATGTACCGCGCCTTCGCCGGCGTCCTGGGCTACCTGGGCATCGACCTGCCGGCGCGCTTCAGCGACTTTGGCAACATGATCGTCCAGGGCCTGGTGAACGGCCTGCTCGCCGGTATAGGGCAGATCAAGCGCGCCGTCCAGCACATCGGCGGCGCCGCGATCGACTGGTTCAAGGACAAGCTCGGCATCCATTCGCCGTCGCGGGTGTTCGCCGACCTGGGCGGGTTCACCATGGCCGGCCTGGCCCAGGGCCTCGGCGCCGGTCAGACCGGCCCGCTGGGCGTAATTGCGCGTCTCGGCCAAGGCCTGGTCAGCGCGGGCCGTCAGGCTGTCGCCGGCCTCGACGGGGAGTTTGCCCGAGGCCCCCGCCCTGCGATCACGCCGCCGACGTTCGACCAGCCGCTGCTGGCCATGCTGGGCGCCCTGGGCAAGAGCGCCGGCGCCATCGGCGCCCTGGTGCTCGGCGCCAGCGCCCCAGCGCAGGCCATCACCATCGACAACCGTCCCCCGGTCAGCTCGGCGCCAGCGGCGATCAGCGTCGGCGGCGACACCTACTACATCACCATCCAGGCCGGCGCGGGCAGCGACACCGCAGACCTGAAACGCACGCTCAGCCAACTGCTGGACGAGCGCGAACGCAACAAGGCGGCGCGCCTACGCGCCCGCCTGCAGGACCGGGAGTAACCACTATGATGCTGTCCCTCGGGATGTTCGTCTTCAGCCTGCACACGCTGGCCTACCAAGAGTTCCAGCGGCAGACCGAGTGGCGACACGCCAGCAGCAGCCGCATCGGTGCACAGCCGGCGCGCCAGTTCGTCGGTCGCGGCGACGACGCCATCACCCTGCCCGGCGTGCTGCTGCCGGAGCTGGCCGGCAGCGCGTTGAGCCTGGACGTGCTGCGGCAGATGGCTGACACCGGGTCGGCCTGGCCCATGGTCGAGGGCACCGGACGCATCTACGGCCTGTGGGTGATCGAACGCGTCACCGAGACGCGGACACTCTTCTTCGCCGACGGCACCCCGCGGCGGATCGAGTTCTCCCTCGAGCTCAAGCGCATCGACGACGGCCGCACCGATCTGCTCGGCTCGGTCCTCGGTACCGCCGGCAACCTGCTGAGACGCATCCTGTGATCGATGCCGCCCTCGCCCGCGTGACGGGCTACCTGACCAGCGCCGTCGACCAGTTGCAGCGCGACGCCGGCTATCCGGTGCCGGTGTTCCGGCTCACGGTCGACGGCAACGACATCGCCCAGCTCATCAGCCCACGACTGATCGCCCTGGACCTGACCGACAATCGCGGCCTCGAGGCCGATCAGTTGAGCGTGACACTCAGCGATCATGACGGGCTGCTCGCGATCCCCCCGCGCGGCGCCGTGCTGCACCTCTGGCTGGGCTGGAGTGACAGCGGACTGGTCGACAAGGGCACCTACACCGTCGACGAAACCGAGCACAGCGGCGCGCCGGACGTGCTCAGCATCCGCGCCCGCTCAGCGGACCTGCGCAAGGGCCTGAAGGTCAAGCGCGAACGCAGTTGGAGCAGCCCGAAGACGCTGGGCGACGTGCTCACCGACATCGCCCTCGGCAACAACCTGAAGCCGGTGCTCGCGCCGGCGCTGGCGGGCCTGCCGATCCTGCAGCTGGACCAGGCCAACGAGTCCGACGCCAACCTGCTGACACGCCTGGGCGAGGACTTCGATGCGGTGGCCACCGTGAAAGCCGGCTGCCTGCTCTGCCTGCCGGCCGGTGGCGGCAAGACTGCCAGCGGCCTGGCGCTGCCGCACATCAACCTCACCCGCCAGGATGGCGACCAGCACCGCTACCTGCAGGCCGACCGCGACAGCTACGACGGCGTGCGCGCGTACTTCTACGACGTGAACAGCGCGAAGAAGCAGGAGGCAATCGCCGGCGCCAAGGGTGACAACCTGAAGGACCTGCGCCACACCTACAGCGACCGCCAGAGCGCCCTGCGCGCCGCCCGCGCCGAGTGGAACCGCCTACAGCGTGGCAGCGCCACGCTCAGCTACGCGCTCGCCAGGGGCCGGCCGGACCTGATCCCGGAACTGACCTACACCCTGCAAGGCGTGAAGACGGAGATCGATGCGATCATCTGGTACGGCGGCAATGTGCAGCACAGCCTCAGCGCCGACGGCGGCTACATCACCAGCCTGGAGCTGGAAAGCAAGCTGCCCGAGGACCTGGTCAGCGACCTGGCCGACGACACCGGCGGCGACTACACCGGCATCATCGCCTACTACCGCGACGAGAAGAGCGGGACGGAGAAGACCATCACCGCGGGAGACCAGAGCAAGCCGCGCCGCCTGCGCTACTTGTACAGCACCAAGGGCAGCGCGAAGCGGGCTGTGGATCGGGAGTGGATGCGATTAAAAAAGACACAAGCCTAAAAAGGCGCCGTCCAACAAGTATCAGTCATTTGTTCTGTTGCGGGGAGTCTTTACATCATTACCTTTTACCCAAGACAACTGGGTTTCGGCTGAGGAGTTTGTTTGCCTAGCTTCACTATAAGACTTCGAAATATACTTAAAGGTCAGCTCAGACCTCATAGAGTCAACGGTAAAAAGTAACGGCACGCTACTCAGCGATGTTGCCGCCCTAAATTTTTTATCAGATTCTTCGAGATAGAAGTCAAAACCACATATTGAAAAAAAAGGCTGCCCCTCGATCAAAGTTGGAAAAACAACCCCGTACTTTTCAAACCAGAACGAGGGCACCACTCTAACAATGTAACCTTGAAGAAAGCTCCCTCCCAAAAGAAACTTTCGCATCTCATCTACGAGAGAGGGCTTTAGAGAAATCGCATGACAGAAGGTCCACCCTTCGAACGTTGCCTTCCAGAACATGCCAATCGCAAAGTGGTACAACTCTTGTGACTTTATAGCCGGCAGAAAGTTCGCCCCTACACTAAAAATTAGACCTCTTCCGTATGAAGTACTCGAAAACAAATTCCAGGAAGGGATCAAGCTCTTATAAAGAATATTGTAAACTGGCGAAGGAAGCATCTTCTCTTTATCAATTTTTAGCGCTGACGATATAAAGTAATCCTCACCTTTGGTTGACATAAGCTGTTCACATGAACTACATAAAAGACGCTTGAAAATCTGCCTGTCCATCGAGAAAACACTCTCACCCTGCTGCGGCCGCACTAATATTTTCGTGCCATCGAGTTTAGAGCTATTGAAATACTTATAGATCGCCTTTGGCAGTAAATGACTTTTGCACAAATACCTTATCTCTCCGTTATCAGGACCACATAGCTTACATCCCCCCATCACATCATCACATTCATTTGCCATATACACTCCCACCCCAAAGTAATCAACGAACTAGCACTTATGCTCCTGCTGGACACGCCACACTCTTCCGCTCGTAACCGTTAAGTTCAGATAATGAGTCTTCCGCACTCCCAATCAAGCCCCATCTATATTTCGGCCAAACTTTGATGCTTGAGTTACTTTTTCAGATAGATAAATATAGGTAGAAAAAGCACCTACAAGCCCTGAGATTCTATGTGCCCAGTCTGGTTCTTTATCTACCTCCACAGCCCTTAAAGAAAGCCTCAGCTTCTCAAGCTCCTCTTCTAGCTTTTCAGCGTCGGGTTCTAGGTGATGGGCATAGATATTTCTCACAACATTCAAGCGTTTGACAGCCCCCCATATCCAACTATCATCCACATCTGGATTTGGGCAAACAGCAAGCGCCCGAGTTATTGATATAAGCTGACTAAAGCTTAACTTTGCCCTTGCAAAATGATCCGGATTTGGCAGCAATGACATACAGAAGTCGCGCATCAGCTTCTCAACTATCAAGTGCCCCTTTAAAATAACCGTCAGATCATCAGGATTACCAGTAAAGTGTTTTTCCGCACCATCCATCGCTGTCCGGCTAAACTCCGAGAAGATATAATCTAAATAATAGTCCATTCAGACTTCCACCTCCCCCCAGAATAATTACTCACTCAAGCTAGGCTCCAGCCTTGCAAGCTAAACGCTTCTGCTCATAGTCTTTTTGGTGCCCCTTCAGTTCAGGCAATGGATCTTCCATATCAGCCTGTACCACCAGATCGGACAACACCCATCCCAAAGCCTCATAGGCCTTGAAGCAGGTTTCGTTGGCGCTGCTGCGGATACCAGGGCGGTACCGGTCCAGATCGCCAAAAACCTCAGTCACCTGGTCAACACTCGAGGCCTGCAACGCGTCCAGCATTCTCTGGTGCAGGTTGTCCATCAGTTCGACCTGGGCGGCCGAGTCAGCCACCGCAACACACGAGACCATCAGTCCGACCGCAGCGGCCGTTCCCTTGAGCCAGTTCATACGTCCCTCTCTTCACAGTGGGGCCTTCGGCTACGACCGAAGGCCCATTCAATCAATGCCCCCTGAGAGCGCACGCCAACCGCAGCAGGTCCAGTTGATCCTGCTCGCTCATCTGGCTAAGGCAGATCAGCAGGGCGGTGAGCACGATGGGGTCGATGGGCCTATACATTGGTCTACTCCTTTGACAGGCCACCCGGCGACACGATGTCACCGTGATAGCAGCCCGGGAGTACCCCATTCTTCACATAGGCCCGCGTGCCAGAAGCAGAAATCCACGGTAGGTCGCCCGGGATTTTTTTTCCCTGCTGGCGAGGTGTCCTATTTGCTTGTACGACGCGACTCAGTTGACTCTGAGATACCTCGCCCCACCCGTAGGTACGCTATTCGGTCTTCTTCCTCCATGGACTTCATGTACCTCAGCACATCAAGTTCCTCCTGACTGAGTGACTCAAGCTCTGCAGGCTGGCGACGCCCAGTTATAACGTAAAGCACATCAGCGCCAAGCAACGAGGCCCTCAGTAGATAGGCCGCGTCAGGGCTGCGTTCGCCTTTCTCATATGCCAGTTGGGTGTTTTTCGACACACCACACTGCTCGGCAAGTTCGGTTTGGCTCATCCCCAACCGCTGCCGCTCTTCCTTCAGGCGTTCGCCTATGGTCATAAAAGTTGGACCTCAAGCGTTGACATTACCTGTTTTCAGGGACATCATCGCCTTGCATTCACACGAAATCACACGAAACGAGACTATGCACAACGCCTACCCCACCGAGCAAGCGTGCGAGAAAGCGCGCCAGCATCTGGCGAGCCAAGGGCTGTCGGCCAGGCAATGGGCGGTGAAGAACAACCTCACCCCCTCGACCGTGTACGCCGTCCTCAACCGGCAGAAGAAGTGCCTGCGCGGCGAAGCCCATCGCGCGGCTGTCCTTCTCGGCATCAAAGACGGCGTGATCGCACAGTAATGGCCACCGCACTGGGGGGACACCAGAAGATGAAACGCCCGCTCCTAGAAACGCGGCGCCAGGTGGTCAGCGCGATCATCGGCGCCTACCCCGGCGGTCGCGAATGCGCCGCTGCCCGCCTGGGCCTCGACCTGAAGAAGTTTGACAACCACGCCTACGAAAACGCCGGCAGCAAGCCGCTCAGCGACGACCAGTTGCTCTTGCTCGAGCAGGAAACCGGCACCAGCCACTTCCCCGAGTACGTCGCACACCTGTATGGCGGCATGTTCGTGCAGATGCCCGATCCAGCCCAGCTGGACAACCTCGACCTGTACGCCAGGGGCGTCGCCACCGCCATCAGGCGCGGCGAGGTCGACCGCATCATCGCCGAGGCGCTACGCGACGGAGAGATCGACGAGGCCGAACTCGCCGAAATCATCGTCGCCCACCGCCAACACCTGGCCGCACGACATGCCGAAGTCGGCGCAGTGATCACCCTGCACCGGAGGGTCAAGGCGTGAGCGTCTACAAGCTCGTCTGCCCCTGCTGCCACAGCCGGATGCGGATCCGCTCCTCCGAGGGCCAAACCCCGTGCTTCCGCTCGATGTACGCGCAATGCACAAACGCGCTCTGCGGCGCCACCTTCACCGGCTCCCTGAGCTGGGACTACCAGCTCAGCCCCTCGGGCCTCGAGCGGCCACTGCTGGTACTCCCCATGGCGCCTTCGAAAACCCGTCAACTGGCACGCCGCGACCTCGCGGCCGCAACCAACCAACTGGACCTGCTGGATCATGTGGAGTGCATGCAATGAACGGCACCAACGACTACCGCAGCACCATGCAGCAAGCCGCCGCAGCGTACCTGCTGGCCAACGCCAACCAGTATCTGTCCTCCGGCTCCGACCGGTTGTTCGATGCCTGTGTCAACCATCTGGCCAAAGGCCTCGAGGTTCCCCAGTTCATGGCCGAACAACTCGCCCAGCGCGCGTGGGATGAAGTCTTCGCGGGGCCAGACCCTATCTGGCTGGGTATCGACTGGGGCCAGGGAGACGACGAGGTGGTCTACCTGATCGACACCCGCAGTCACTGTCGCTTCCCGATCCCGGCCCGCTATCTGCCCGCGCACCTGCTCAAACAGCGCCCCCAGCACACCCAGTAATCCCTGAAACACGCCCTACCCACTCCACTGCCGTGGGTTTGGGGAAGTTACGCCCAGAATTCGAGGTATCACCGCCATGAGCGGCCACATTTCAATCACCGTCGAAGTCGACCAGAACCAGGCTGAGAAGTACCTGCTCTGGCTGGTCAGCCAGTACGAAGCCGCCATGGCCGAGTGCTGGTACGACGATCGCTACCGCTATACGCCGCAGGGCCTGCGCGGCAAGCGCATCCTCGAGGATCGCCCACACATTGCCGGCATCTGCCGGACCATCCGCGAACTGCGCAAGCAGATTCGGGGGCGCGCATGAAGGAAATGGACCGCGAACTCAAGGCCGACGTGCTGCGCCGCCTGCAGGATCAGTACGGACTGACGCCGATCAAGGGCACAAAGTACATGCGCAAGGGCGAGTGCCCGACGTGCGGCAAAAAGGAGCTCTACACCCTGGTCGACAGCCCCTGGTTCATCCGCTGCGGGCGCGGCAAGTGCGGCGACACCTGGCACATCAAGGAAATCTACCCGGAGCTCTTCGACGACTGGAGCAAGCGAGCGCCGGCCACCGACAAGGAACCCGCCGCCTCGGCCCGGGCGTACCTGGCCCATGCCCGCGGCTTCGACCTGGCGCTGATCGATGGCTGGTACAGCCAGGAAAACTACTGGGACCGCGACCTTGAGATCGGTAGCGCGACAGTACGCTTCCCGCTGAAGAAAGGCGGCTACTGGGAACGCCTGATCGATCGCCCGAGCCGCTTCGGCAAGAAGAAAGCGCGCTTCAAGCCGGGCGACAGCCCGCGCGGCGTCTGGTGGTGCCCACCCAGCATCGACCTGCAGGAGGTGAAGGAGCTGTGGATCGTCGAAGGTATCTTCGACGCCATCGCGCTGCTGCACCACGGCATCGACGCCGTGTCGGCCATGAGTTCCAACGCCTTCCCCGAGCAGTCTTTGCGCGAACTCGCGACAGCCCGTGGCGGCAAGCTGCCGAAACTGATCTGGGCGCTGGACAACGAACCCGGCGCCCACAGGTACACCCGGCGGTGGGTGACCGAGGCGCGTGCCCTGGGCTACGTCTGCGAAGCGGCCCAACTACCGCAGCGCAACAACCGCAAATTCGACTGGAACGACCTGCACCAGCGCTGGATGTTCATCGATGACGCGGCCGAGCGCGTCGCGCAGATCGAGAAAGACCTCAAGACCGCGCGTCATGAGGGCGCGCTGCTGATCGCCGAGAGTGCCGCCGAGAAGGCCCTGCTGATGTACGACTGGGGCAAGCGCGGTGAATTCCACTTCCGCTTCGCCAACCGCCTCTACTGGTTCAAGCTGGATATCGAGAAGTTCAACAAGGCCATGCAGAGCCTGGAGGACAGCGACAACCACGACGACCAATTGCTGAACCAGAAACAGATGCGCGACAAGGCCCTGCAACAAGCCGGCGGCGTCGTGGAAATCGCCAACTGCTTCCCCCAGGCCCTGTACTTCCAGCGCAACGAGGTCACAGACGAAAGCTGGTACTACTTCCGCATCGATCGCCCCGACGACGAAAGCGTGAAGAACACCTTCACCAGCGCCCAGGTCGCGGCGGCCAGCGAGTTCAAGAAGCGCCTGCTCGGCGTGGCGGCCGGGGCGATATTCACCGGCAGCGGCGCGCAGCTCGACCAGATCATGAAGCTGCAACTCACCGGCCTGAAGACGGTGGCCACGATCGATTACCTGGGCTACAGCCGGGAGCATGCCTGCTACGTCCTGGGCGACGTGGCGGTACGCGGTGGCGTGATCGAAAAGGCCAACGCCGAAGACTTCTTCGAATTCCAGAAACTGCGCCTGAAGACCCTGCAGCGCTCGATCAAGCTGCAGATCGCCACCGACGCCAAGGACTACCGCCCGGAGTGGCTGGACTGGCTGTGGACCTGCTTCGGCGCCAAGGGCCTGGTGGCGCTGGCGTTCTGGTTCGGCTCGCTATTCGCGGAGCAGATCCGCGCCGAGTTCCAGTCCTTTCCGTTCCTCGAGGCCACCGGCGAGGCCGGTGCCGGCAAGTCCACGCTGATCACCTTCCTATGGAAGCTGCTCGGCCGGGCGGACGAGGAAGGCCAGGACCCGTCGAAAATGACCAAGGCGGGCCTGCGCCGCTGGCTGACCCAGCTGTCGAACATGCCCATGGTCATGCTCGAGGCCGACCGCAGCGACAACAGCCGCGCCGGCGGCGCCGCCAAGTCCTTCGACTGGGACGAGTTCAAGCCGCTGTTCAACGGTCGCGCGTTGGGCGTGACCGGCCAGAAGACCGCCGGCAACGAGACCTACGAGCCCCCCTTCCGCGGCACCCTGGTGATGAGCCAGAACGCCACAGTGCAGGCCTCCGAAGCGATCATGACCCGTATCGTGAAGCTGCACTTCATTCGCCCGGAAATCACCCGCGAGAGCCAGGCCGCGGCCGACAACCTCAACCACCTGGGCGTGCTCGAGGTCAGCCACTTCCTGCTGATGGCCATCCGTGCCGAGGCCCGCGTGCTGGAGTGCTTCCGCGAGCGGCTGAAGGTTCACAGCACGACGCTGCGCGGTCTGAAACAGATTCGTATCGAGCGGCTGATACTCAACCACGCGCAGATGATGGCCCTGGTCGACGCGCTGCGCCTGGTGGTGCCGCTGTCCGAGCACCAGCTCGCCTGCGCTCAGCAGACCCTGATGACGATGGCCCTGGAGCGCCAGGACGCCGTCAACGCCGACGCGCCCGAGGTGGCCGAGTTCTGGGAGGTCTACGACTACCTCGAAAACCTCAGCGAAGAGCCGGTGCTCAACCACAGCAAGAACCCCGGAACCATCGCCATCAACCTCAACGAGTTCGTGAAGCTGGCCGCCGACCACCGCCAGAAGGTGGCCGACGCGGCAACCCTGCGCGACCTGCTGAAAGAGTCCCGCCGGCACAAATTCATCGAATACAAGGCCGTCGACAGCGCAGTGCGGGCGGCACACGCCCGCCAAAACCCTTTCACCAACCGACCCAGCACCGTCAAGTGCTGGATTTTCCAAGCCTGACCGGCGCGGCAACGCCGGAACTGCAACCCCAAAGGAGAGACACCATGCAACTGAACGTAGAACGCGGCGCACGGATGACCGGCAAGACCATTCGCCTGCGCCAGGCCGCACGTAAGGCCGGTCAGGAAGAGCACCAGATCATCAGCGGCAGTCTCTACACACCGTTCGACCTAGAGCTGTTGGTGCGCCACCGCATCAGCCACGGCGCCAAGGTGATCTGCATCGACGAATGCAGTGAGCAACAGATCAAGCACCTGCGGCACCTCAAAGGCGATATCCCCAGCGACCTCACCATCCACGCCGTTGTAGCGAACTGACCGACGACCCGTGACCCGGCGCGGCAACGCCGGGACCACAAACCGATAGGAGAGACACCATGCAACCCCTCCCCCACGACTATCTGCGGTTGATCCACGACTTCCAGGCCAGGCAGCAGGAGAACGAGGTAGCCGGCATCACAGCGTTGAAACGCCTACTCCCGATCGCACAGCGCGACAGCGGCCAGAGCGGCGTGATCGGTCGGTTCCTGCTCGGCCTGTACAACGGCCAGGCTCACCGCTTCGACCTCACCGAGCTGCGCGGCCTCGACCCAGCGCTGTTCGATGCGTGCCTGTCCGTGCTGCGCATGGACTACGCCCCGAAACAGGAAGTGCATGAGTACTTCGAGGACGGCGACGCGATCTGGCAGGACCTGCGCAAACGCTGGGCCGCAGCATCGCTGCCGGCATAGGGAGACTAACTGTGGATGTGATCGACCAGGCCAACGAACGGGCCGAGAACATGATCCAGGCCGCCCTGGCCCAGCGGACGAACACCCGCCTGGCGCCCAGCGCCCTCTGGTGCGAGGACTGCGGCGAGCAGATACCCGAGGCCCGCCGCCAGGCCGCCCCGGGCTGCGAATGCTGCATCAGCTGTCAGGAACTGCGCGAGCACCCCGCGCGGCGCTGAAGAAGAGGCGCCAGGGAGCGGCAACTCCCTGGCGCCGACCACCCCAAAGGAGAGACACCATGCAAGCGAATCAGCCTCAAGGCGGCGGCGCCAAGGCTAGCACAACCACGTCGGCGGCCCGCACTCGTCCAACGATGGCCAGCAAGCGGCTGGACCTTCCGAGCATCTGTGATATCTGCGGCAACGCGCGCTCCACCGGCAAGCATCAGCGCTGCAGCCGGACTCGCCAACAGGCGAAGGCGGTCGAGTGGGCCAGCTACATGGCCAACCTTGCGGCCAAGAAAGCGCAGGGAGGACGGCAGCATGCTTAAGCGCACCCTCTACCATTTCCACTTCTGCTGCGGCCTGGGCGGCGGTGCCGCCGGTTTCAACCGGGCGCGTCCGCGGGTCGGCAACGTCGAGGCCGAATGGGTCTGCCTCGGCGGGATCGACGTGGACCCAGCCGGCCTGCGCGACTTCGAGCGACTGGCTGGTGTCCCGGGCACCCTGCTGGACCTCTTCACCCGCGACCAGTACGTGCGGTTCCACGGCAAGGAGCCGCCGGCAGACTGGCGGGAGGCGACCCCGGAAGATATTCGGCGCGCCGCCGGCGGGCGCCGGCCGGATGCCGTGTTCATCAGTTCCCCCTGCAAGGGCGCCAGCGGCCTGCTGTCCGAGAAAATGAGCCTGACCCCGAAGTACCAGGCGCTGAACGAGTTGACGCTCCGCTGCATCTGGCTGATGGGCGAGGCATGGGCTGATGACCCGGTGCCGCTGATCGTCTTCGAGAACGTCCCACGCCTTGCCAGCCGCGGCCGGCACCTGCTGGACCAGATCAACAGCCTGCTCGGTGGCTTCGGCTACGCCGTGGCGGAAACCACTCACGACTGCGGCGAACTGGGCGGCCTGGCGCAGTCCCGGAAGCGCTTCCTGCTGGTCGCGCGGCATGTCGAGAAAGTGCCGCCCTTCCTGTACGAGCCGGAAAAGAAGAGCCTGCGCGCCGTCGGCGACATCCTCGGCCGCATGCCGCTACCCGGCGATATCGAGGCTGCCGGTCCAATGCACCGCGTACCGTCCTTGCAGTGGAAGACCTGGGTGCGCCTCGCTCTGGTGCGAGCCGGCAGCGACTGGCGCAGCCTGAACGACCTGGCCGTCGAGGACGGCTACCTGCGCGATCTGATCATCGTGCCGGAGTACCACCGGGGCGTCCTGGGCGTGAATCACTGGGGCGATTCGTGTGGCGTTGTCGCCGGCGCGAGCCGCCCGATGAACGGGCGGTTCTCAGTCGCGGACCCTCGCGCGCCGGCAAACGCCCTGCAGTACCAGCAGTACGGCGTGCGCCGCTGGACCGACACCTCGGGCGCTATCATCGGCGTCAAGTCGCCCGGCCAGGGCACGTACTCCGTCGCCGATCCCCGCGGCCAGAGTTTCGGCAAGTACCCGGTCACCGACTGGGACGGTCCGTCCGGCACCGTGATCGCGGCCAGTACTACCGGCCAGGGCGCATTCGCCGTGGCAGACCCGCGCCCAGGCGGCGTCCGGCACAACAACGTGTTTCGCGTCGTCAGCATGGGGAGCCACGCCGGAACCGTCACCGGCGGGCACTCGCCCAGCTCCGGCGGCCAGGCTGTTGCCGATCCCAGGTACCACAACTGGCACCCAGGGGCGAGCAGCCGCAAATTGCACGTCGGCGAGTGGGGAAGCGCTACCGGCACGGTCACCGGCTCCCAGCAGGTGGCCAGCGGCGCGCTGTCGATCGCTGATCCGCGCGTGCTCGATCGCACCAAGGGCGACGCCTACCTGACCGGCGGGCACTACGGCGTAGTGGGGTTCGACCAATCCGCCGGCGCGGTGTCGGCCAGTGCGCGGCACGACAACGGTCGATGGAGCGTTGCCGATCCGCGCATGCCGGCGGCGAACGACCGGCTGACCTGCATCATCCAGTCGCTGGACGGCACCTGGCACCGGCCCTTCACGACCCTTGAGCTCGCCGCCCTGCAGAGCCTGGTTGACCCCGAAGAGCAGTTGGTGCTCGACGGCCTGAGCGACAGCGACTGGCGCGAGCGGATCGGCAATGCCGTGCCGCCAGCCGCGGCCGAGGCCATCGCCGGCGTGATGGGCACCACCCTGCTGCTGGCCGAGCAGGGCGAGACCTTCATGCTCAGCAATACGCCTATCTGGGTGCGCCCGGTTGCGGTGGCGCTGAGCGTTTCACAACCCGCTGAAAGTCGCTGAGGTGAACGGCATGCACGAATTATTGAAAATGCTGGACAACCCGCGCAGCTTGCTGAACTTCTCGCTGGCAATTCTGGCGGTCCTGGCTGTGTTCTTCATGTTGAAGAGCGGCGCGCAAGCTGCTTCGCAACCGGCCTCCTCCTTCTCCGCTCCCAAGGAAGCAGACTCAAGGGGGAAACGTCCATGAGCGACCTTTTCTACCTGCAGGACAGTCGCAGCAACGTCGGGAGCCGAGCAACGTTCTGGCGTGCCGGCGGCGGCTACACCACGAACCTCGACGACGCCGAGACGTTCGCCCGCGAACGCGCCGTAAAGCAGTACGAAAACCGCGACAGCGATCTACCCTGGCCCGTGGACTATGTCCGCGCCCGGGCAGAGGTCGGGGTCGACTGCCAGTACCTCACCAGGTCAGAAGCCGAGGCCTACCGCAACGAGGACGGCCGCATGTATGTGGCGTACGCACGCGAGTGGGACGGAAACGACCTGGTATGGCGCGGCGCCCAAGGCCCAACCGCCAACCTGGACGACGCCATCCACCCGGGGGCGGCTGATGCCGCTGGGTTCCTGGCCCAGGGCTTCGAGCTGTGGCCATGCGGCTACATCGCGGAGCACTCCCGCCTGGTAGTCCGCGCCATGCTGCTCGACCACAAGCAGGCGCTGCGCTCGGTCGGCCTCAAGCTGCCCAAGCTCCAGCGCCCGCGCTATCGCAGCTACAGCAACCTGCTCAACTGCGAAGGCTGCGGCCGTTTCCTCAACGAGCGCCAGCGCTTCGACGACTGCCCCAACTGTGGGACAAGGAATGCGCCATGACCGCCTATCGCCCACTACTTCGTTATCACGGCGGCAAGTGGAAACTAGCCCCGTGGATCATCAGCCACATGGCCGAGCACAAGACATACGTCGAGCCATTCGGTGGCGGTGGATCCGTCCTGATTCGCAAGCCCCGCGCCTACGCCGAGGTCTACAACGACTTGGACGGGGACGTGGTGAACCTGTTCCGTGTCGCGCGCGACCGCGGCGAGGAGCTGCGCCAGGCTCTGGCACTTACTCCGTTCGCTCGAGGCGAGTTCGACATCAGCTACGACGAAACAACAGACACGCTGGAGCGCGCACGCCGGATGATCGTGCGCTCATTTCAAGGGTTCGGGAGCGCAGCGGCGAGCGGCGAACGCACGGGGTTTCGCTCATCGTCCTCCCGTTCGGGAACGTCCCCGGCGATGGACTGGCGCAACTACCCGGACGCACTGTCCGCGATCATTGACCGCCTCCAGGGCGTAGTGATCGAGAATCGCGACGCTATGGAAGTGATGGCACACCACGACCGGCCGACCACTCTGCACTATGTCGATCCGCCCTACGTGCATTCAACTCGCAGCCCCAAGGTCCGGCACAACGAAACCGGGAAGAGCTATCGCTACGAGCTCAGCGACGAGCAGCACCGGGAACTTGCGGTCGCACTGCATCGGTTGGATGGCATGGTCATTGTCTCTGGCTATCCATGCCCCCTATATGACGATCTGTTCCAGAACTGGCACTGCATCGAGCGCGCAGCGCATGCCGACGGTGCACGCCAGCGCGTCGAGTGCTTATGGCTCAACCCTAGCGCTTACCAGGGACTGGCTCAGTTCGACATTTTCAAGGAGGGCAACGCATGCGCATGCTGATACTCCAAAGTGGCCGCCGCTGCGGCCGCTCGAAAAGCCTGCAGCCATTGCTTCAGTATGCCCTGGCCAACGGTTGGAGGGTTGGACTGACCAACGGCGGGCATCTGCGCTTCACCAAGGCAGAGCGGCCAGTTATCCACACCAGCAGCACGCCGAGCGATTGGCGCGCAGTCCGCAACGCGGTGGCGATGCTGGCCAGGGCCGATCGCAAGGAGGTGATCCTTGTCTGATCAGGCCAACCGTCAGCACATGCTGGCATGTGAGGCCCGGTACTGGCTCCGGCGTGGCATCACCACGCCGGAGAAAGTCGCCGAGTTGAGAGAAACCCTCAAGCGGCGGGGAGAAAGCGCCGTCGAGCAGTTGATAGCGGAAATGCGCCGACAGTGGCAGGCGCGGACAGAGTGGATAGGTGGTGAAGATGGCTGAACTGGACAGATTCATGCGAGAAGCCGAGGTGCTGGAAGCCACCAGCCTGGCGCGCTCGACACTCTGGCGGGAGGTGAAAGCCAAGCGCTTCCCCAGTCCGGTACAGATCACGCCCGGGCGAGTAGGCTGGAGACAATCCGATATCAACCGCTGGCTGGAAAACCCGATGGGATGGACGCCAACAAGGGCCGCGTGAGCGGCCCTACTTCTTGGTGTCGATGACGTTCTTTTCGAGCCAGGCGGCCCAGCGATCGAGCCCGCGCTTCTTCTCCTGGAAGTAGTCGTAGCGGTCGTAGTGCTTGGATGACACATCGTTGAAGGCGTGGCCCTGGATCCTGTCCCGCAGCTCCTTGCTGAGCCCGGCTTTCGCCATCAGCGTCTTGCAGGTCCGACGGATGTCCCGAAGCGTGAACGGACCGTTGAACGACTTGTGATGCCGGCCGTACAGCTTCGTCACCGCTCTGGACAGAGACTGGGGGTTCAGTGATTTCCCCTCATCCTTGCCCTGGAACGGATACGTGCTCTTCTCGCTGATGCAGTCCATTTCCTTCAGGCTCGCCCGCATCAGCTTGTTGTAAGGCACCACATGCATCGCCCGCTCACCTTCGCCGCCCTTCCCGTTGCGGATCATCACATGGTCCCGCTGATACATCGACCGATCAGACCGGAGCAGTTGCTCCGGTCGTTGACCACCGCTGGCGATCAAGAACTTGAGCAGCTCGGACGTCGTGAGGGACAGCTTCTCCGGCAGCAGATGCCAGAGCGCTTGCAACTCCTTCTCCGTGAGTGCCCGATCCCCGGGCTGCTCCCAGTCTTCCTGTACAGGGATGCTAGCCACCGGATTGCTGGTCAGGCCGAAGCGATTTTCCTGCTCCAGGTAGGTGCGGGGGTTGTAGTCCTGCTGCAGGGCACTCTGGAACGCCGAATGAAGGCGAGAGCGCACCCGGTTCGTCATCGTCGTGACGCCGCCGGCAATCATCTTGGCCAGGATGTCACGGATATCGGCCGGCCCGATCAACACCGCCGGGCGCTCCACCAGGGTTGGGAACGGCTCGGAAACGTAGTGTTTGAAGGACCACTCGACGTGCTCGGCACTCGCCGCCCCTTCCTGCTTCAGCTTGGCGACATAGGCGGCCATCAACTCCTTGAAGGTGCCAGCCTCAACCTGGATCTCCTTCTCCTCGCGGCACCGGTCCCGCGCTTCCGTGAGCGCCATCGCCGGCCAGGTGCCCAGCTTGGTCTTCAGCTTCCGCCCGTTCTTCCGGCGCTGGAAGTAGAACTCCTTCGTACCATTGGGCCTCACCCGAAGCATCAAGACCCCCTCGCCCCGCGCGCTGCGCCCGTCGCTGACGGTGTATTCCTTCTCGGCTGGCTTGAGTGCGCGGATCTGTCTCTCGGTGAGCAC